GGTTGGTAAAGATGGAGTTAGTAGTCGAGCTGATTTTCTTAATAATGAAACAGTGCAAGAAGATATTATGGACAAATATACACAACGTAATTATAATGCCATGGTCAAGAATGGTGCTATAACTAAAGATATGAGTAAAGCAGACGTCGGTGGTATGATGGCTACAGCTCACCTACTAGGAGCAACAGGCGCCAAAAATTGGAGAGAAGGACTAGGTGGAGAAGATGCCAACGGAACGACTGGGGATCAATATTTCCAGAAAGGTAAATTTGCAACAACAGTATTAGCGACAAAACAATCAGATCTTTATAACCCATTTGCAGGAGTATCATCGGGAGCAGATGCACCATCTCAACAAGGCTCATTCGGAACCTAGATAAATATTAATATGGCTACAACATATAAAGGATTTAGTACTATAGGACAGACTGGCAAGTTCCGTTTAACGGACTTTGACCTAGTCAAGCAGGATATTATCAATAACTTCCAGATACGCAAAGGAGAGAAGTTGATGAATCCGGACTTTGGTACGATTATATGGAATATAATCCACGAGCCACTAACTGAAGATCTAAAAGCAGTTATAATCACTGACATTAAAAAAATAGCGGCATATGATCCTCGAGTCAGTATTGATAATGTAGTAATCACTGAATATAGTCAAGGCATACAAGTAGAGCTACAGTTACGCTATGTACAGACCAATCAAGTAAACGTAATGGAACTACAGTTCGATAACGAAACAAGTACACTCTCCGCGGTATAATAAACTACGCAGTTAATCTTTCCTGATAAATAGTTGTAACACAGGAAAAAAGATCAATGGCTATAACAACAAGACAAAGCAGTTTACTAGTTGCAGAAGATTGGACTAAACTATACCAAACATTCCGCAATGCGGACTTTCAAAGTTACGATTACGAAACCTTACGTAAAAGTATGGTTGACTACCTCCGTTTATATTATCCAGAAGACTTTAATGACTTTATTGAATCAAGTGAATTCATTGCATTAATTGATCTTATAAGTTTCATGGGGCAGAGTGTAGCTTTCCGTGCAGATCTTAATGCACGTGAAAACTTTATTGACACTGCACAGAGACGTGACTCAATATTAAAGCTAGCACGACTAATATCCTATACCCCAAAACGTAATATTCCGGCCAGTGGGTTACTTAAAATAGAATCAGTATCAACTACAGAAACAGTATTTGATAGCAATGGATTGAATCTCGCAGGACTTGTAATTACTTGGGGCGATACTGCTAACGATAATTGGGCTGAACAATTTAATATAGTTTTAAATGCGTCATTGAATACAAATCAAGCAATTGGTAAACCTGCTAGCAGTAAAATAATTAATAATATTTTAACTGACACATATCAGATTAACTTGATATCTTCGCTACAGGCAACGTTTAGTTATACTGCTGGAATTGAAGGGTCAGACACAGCATTTGAAATGGTGTCACCGACTACAGATAATCAAACATACATCTATGAGGTAGCACCTGGACCTAACAAAAGTTTTAATATATTATATAGGAATGATAACCTAGGCAATGGTAGTAACAACACAGGATACTTCACATACTTTAAACAAGGTGGCTTGACATCAATTGATGTAAACTTCGATGAAAGTTTACCTAATAGAGTTTATGGTTTAAATGTTAATAATATTAATAACAGTGACATCTGGGTATATGCACTAGATGCAAATGGAAACCTCAGTACTGAATGGACAGAAGTTCCAAGCGTTGGTGCAACTAACATTATATATAATAAAACAACAAACAAAAACATCTATCAAGTTAACACCAGAGCCGGTGATCAAGTTGATCTAGTGTTTGGTGATGGATCATTTGCTAATGTTCCGCAGGGAAGATTTAAAATATTCTATAGAGTCAGTAATGGTCTGACTTATAAGGTAACACCAAGTGAAATGACTTCAGTTGATGTTCCTGTAAATTATATCTCTAGAGGTAATAGAACAGAGACACTGAACATTATAACTAGTCTGAGATATACTGTAACTAATGCAACATCTCGCGAAACAGTTGACGAAGTAAGACAAAAAGCACCACAACAGTACTATACACAAGATCGTATGGTAACTGGAGAAGATTATAATATTCTTCCTTACACCTTATTCAACAGTGTACTAAAAGTTAAAGCAATTAACAGAACATCGAGTGGCGTTAGTCGTTACCTAGATGTTATCGACACAACAGGAAAATATTCTAGTACAAATATATTCTGTGATGATGGATACTTATATAAAGATTTAACTACTAACTCGTTTAATTTTAGCTTTGCAACTGTCACTGACATATACAAAGCTATAAACAATCAGGTTAAACCTATAACAAGTAAAAAAGAAACACAACAGTTTTTCTATAGTAACTATGATGAAATTAATACCACTGACACATACTGGAACAAGAGTCTCGATGATGCAGGAATCACTGGATACTTCTATGACACTATTGGCACAATTTTACAAGTAGGTGATTTTGTTAGTGATAATAAGCGTTACATTAAACAAGGATCTATCATAAAATTTAGTGCAGGCACTGGCAACTATTTTGATTCACGCAACACTATACAAACAGGTATACCAACAAAGAATGGCGATAAGAACTTTCTATATGCTCAAGTGATACAGGTACTTGCAGATGGTACCAATGGTGGGCAAGGAAATCTAAGTAGTGGTAATGGTCCAATAACATTAAACCAAGTAGTGCCAACAGGTGCTGAAGCTGTTAGAGTATTTCCGGTATTTAATAACGAAATATCTGCCGCAGTTGTTGCAACAATGGTATCTTACATTCAGGCATACAAAGACTTTGGCTTACGCTATGACGTTACAACATCAGCCTGGACAATTATATTACCAGAAGACCTAGACAGTACTAGTGCATTTAGTTTAAGTAATACAGGAAACACAGCGGCCGCTGGACTTGATGCTAGTTGGATTATTAGATTCCAAGCAACAGGACAAACATATACAGTATACTATAGAGGATTAGAATATATATTTGGTAGTATAATTGAAACTAACTTTTACTTTGACGGACAAACAAAAATATTCGATCCAGTAACTGGATTTACTATACGTGATGAAATTAAAGTTTTAAAAATTAATACCAAACCAGATACTACTACAAGTTTAGAATTAGACTATAACTGGAATGTGTATGACAGTATAGTTAACTCAGACGGATACAAAGACAATGATAAAATTCTAGTTACGTTCCCTGATAGCAACGATGATGGCATTCCAGATAATCCTGAATTGTTTGAAATAATAGTTGCTCCGGCGATCAGTTCAACTAGTAAATATATCTACTTTTATGCAAGTTCAGGATATGATAACTTTGTAATACAAACAGTATACAATGCTAGTCTTGTTGTTTCAATATATACTTCATTAACTCAAATTGAAACAAACAAAACACTATATCAAAATGGACAAATATTTTACGTACCAAACACAAATGTGTTTTACGATCTAACAGTGGTTGGCACTACATATACCGTTGCTGAAGTTAGTGGGTACACTGCTAAAGTTGGTAGACAGGATTTATATTTCCAATACAGACATAATTCGCCAAACAATAAACGTATTGATCCAAGTCCAAATAACATTGTTGATTTATACATATTAACTAAAACGTATTCGACAGATTATCTTGCTTGGGTACAGGATGTTACAAATACGCTAACACAACCAACTGCTCCAACTCCAGAAGAGCTTGGTACTAGTTATAGTACTTTAGAAAACTATAAAACAGTAAGTGACACCATCATTTATAACCCAGCTAAGTTTAAACCAATATTTGGTGACAAAGCAGAAGCTAGTTTACAAGCAACATTTAAGGTTGTTAAAAATAATAACGTAGTAGTCAGTGACAACGATGTTAAAACTTCAGTGATTGCCGCAGTTAATACCTACTTTGATATTGCCAATTGGGACTTTGGTGAAACATTCTACTTCAGTGAACTGAGTGCATACTTGCATCAACAGTTAGCTCCAATAATAGCATCAGTGACCTTAGTACCAACAGACACCAGTGAAACATTTGGTAGTCTATTACAAATAAATGCAGAATATAATGAAATTATTATTAGTGCCGCAACTGTTGATAATGTACAAATTATAACAGCAATTACAGCCGCACAATTATATCAGAGAGGCGGAAGAGTAGCACCTGAAGGTTTCCATTATATGCCAGACGGTACTCTAATGGCAGACAGTGAAATGTCAGGTAGCAGTACTAGTAGCAGTGGTAGTAGTAGCAGTGGTAGTAGTAGCAGTAGTGGCAGTAGTGGCGGCGGTGGTGGTTACTAATTTAAAAATGAATAAAAACAATCGAGAACAAGAGCATAATGGCAACTAGAAAAAGTCTAACTTTACTACCAGGAACCTTCCGTACACCTACAAACGAGAAGTTCTTATCAGCTACACTAGATCAGCTGATTAGTGAACCAAATTTAAAAAATCTATTTGGTTACATAGGTAGACAGTTTGCTCCAACTTACCAGTTAGGTGATAGTTATGTAATCGAAGATACTAAAGAAAGACAAGACTATCAGTTAGAACCTACTACCATTATCAAAGATACATTAAACAATACTACGTTCCTTGCAACCTATATTGATACTCTTAATGAGGTACAATACTACGGTGGACTTATCAATGACGACAGTAGATTGTTTGCCAGTGAATATTACAGCTATGATCCACATATGGAATTTGATACGTTTGTAAACTTTAGTCAATACTATTGGTTACCAAACGGTCCGTCAAAGGTAGAGGTAAACACTAGCGGAGTTCAATTAGAAACAGATTATACAGTTACAAGAAATGATAATACAAACACTTATGACTATACTGATGATGGTACAAAAAATAATACCTTAGTACTAGCTCGTGGTGGAACGTATACATTCAAAGTTAATCAAGCACCAGCTGGTTTTTGGATACAAAGCGAACTAGGAACAGACGGATTAGTTAATGCAACTCCAACACAAAGTTCTAGAGATGTACTTGGAGTAACTAATAATGGCGAAGAAGAAGGAACAGTAACATTTAATGTTCCACAGAAAAATGCACAAGATAGATTCATTGCAATGACTACTGTACAAAATGTCGACTTTGCACTCCCTGTAGCATTTGATACTATACAAAATACAAAACTTACAGACTTCGTAGCCCTTTACCCAGAGTATGCAGGCCTCGCTGGCACGTTGGATGGTAAGACAGGCGTGTTTGTTAAACAGGACTTACTAGTAAATTCTGAAACTAACTGGACTGTCAGTGGTGAAGACTCTTCAGGAACATATTCTCTAACATATCCTAAAGGTAGTACTGTTCCAACAGACGTTCGTTACAATGTTTGGAAAATACAACTGTTACCATATGAAGATACTTTCCTAATTAATCTATACGATACCACAGTAATACCACAAGAACAAAAGGTATATATCAAGTATGGTATCTTTTATGCAAACTTTGAATTTTATAAAGAGTTCACCGGCTTCTTAGAGCCAATGCCATTGATTACTGCAACAGCAGATTATCTTTTTGTACAGGATTCACTACGTAGTGATATCTACACCACTCTTAAGATCGTAGAATTTAATGACTTTGAAATTGATGTTGACACAGACATACTAGGGCAACTTAATTATACATCACCAAATGGTGTAGCATTTACTAGTGGATTAAAAATTAAGTTTGACAATGACGTTACTCCGATTACGTATCAACAGAAAACATATTATGTTGAAAATGTAGGTGTAGCAATTAGATTAGTAGATGAAACTCTACTAGTAAAACCAGAGGCATATAACACTGAGATAGCTACAAACTATCCATTACAACAGATAATACTTAACAAAGCAACTAATGCAATAATTACTGCTGGTACAAATCTTACAATAGGTACACTCACAATCGAAGTTGCTAACGATGTTTCTGTAAGTGCAACAAAAATAGAAACTTATGATTCGGTTGCCGCAATTACTAAAGGACTAACAGTAACAGGTACAGGAATTCCATCAGGTACGCAGGTATATGATGCTTTTGCGGCCGCGGTATTCCCAGAATATATTACCAGTGATAGAAGTAGTCTAGATCTAAATGCTTGGGCAAGAAATAACTGTTGGTGTCATCAACAGGTAATCATTGATACAGCAAAATATAATAGCGATGTTACTATACTTGATCAAGACCTAAGAGCTAAACGTCCTATTATACAATTTAAAGATGATATACAGTTATTCAATAATGGTCGAATTGGTAAAACACCTGTACAGATTATTGATACACAAATTACAAATGCGTTCGAAGACCTAGAAGGCAAAGTAAGTGCAGAAGAATTTGGTGTTACCTTATATAGTGGTATGCGTGTAATTTTTGCGGCCGATCTAGATCCCTTAGTTAAAGATAAAATATATGACTTAACCTTAGTACAATACGAAGTTGATAGTTTTGGTCGACCTAGTGGTGACTTCCATATTAAATTAGTAAAAGCTTCAGATGGTGATCTTAACTTAAATGATACAGTTGTAGCTACTGAAGGACAAAGCAAAGGCCAACAGTATTGGTATGACGGCACAGTATGGATTTTATCACAACAGAAAACCTTACTTCAACAAGATCCACTATATGATATTGTTAATGACAGTGGAACATCACTCAGTGATGTAACTGCATATCCTCGTAGTACATTCGACGGAACAAAATTATTTGGTTATGTTAGAGCTACAACAGGAACAGATGATGCAGTGTTAGGATTTCCTTTAAGCTATAGAAGTTTTACTAGCCAAGGCGATATACTGTTTTCAAATTACTTTAATACAGATACATTTAATTATGTTACTGATAATGTAGAAACTACAAGATATGTAAATCAAGGATTTTTACAAAGTATTACTGATAGCCATACTGTTACTAAGAAGAATACTTGGGTAACTGTAATCGAACCTAGCAGACAGTATCAACAGTTTAAGTTTACATATCAAGGTACAAACTCATTTGCACTAGATATAACAGCAAACGAACAAACCTATCAGGGCACATCAAACAGTATTCCATATCTGAAAGTATTTAAGAATGAGTTTTATCTAAAAACTACAGACTGGACTGTTACTGCAGGTATTGATGGTAGAAGTAGTGTGAGCTTAAACACTACTCCGAACACTAATGATGTTATTGATATATTAGTTTACAGTAGTCAAGTTAGTGATACAGGCTTTTATGGTGTCCCACTTAATCTAGACAACAATGCACAAAATACTGACCTTACTGATATTACTTTAGGTACTATTAGAAATCACGTTGTTGGGTTGAATAGAAATAGCACAACAGTTGTTGGCGATATTTTAGGAAGTTGTAATTTAAGAGATATAGAAGTACGAGCACAGGGCGGAACTATATTACAGCATTCAGCACCAATACCTTATGCTGAACTATTCTTAATGGACAGCCAGGCAAACTTTACAAACGGTATACAGCTAGCACAAAGAGAATACACTAAATTTAGAAATAAATTCCTTGAACTTTGCTCAACAATAAGTGGACTTGATCATACTAATCCTAGCAAGAGTGTTGACACAATAATGCAACAGATTAACATCCATAAGACATCAAGTGATCCATGGTTCTATAGTGATATGGTTCCTTACAGTACATTAAGGAATACCATAAACTATATCGTATTTGATACCTTAACCACAAGCTATGAATTATCAAATGTATTCTCAAGCACTACACTGAGTAATAAAGCAGTGTTGGTATATAAAAATAATGTGCAATTAGTATTAGGAATAGACTACGTATTTGATACTACAAGGCCAGCAGTAACATTTGATTTAACTAACATAACTTTTGCTGTCGACGATGTTATAACTATTGTTGAAATAACAAATACCGATGGGACTTATGTTCCTGAAACACCAACCAAGCTAGGCTTGTATCCTAAGTTTGTGCCTGAACTAGTTGCAGATGACACATACCAAAGTACTATAAATGTTGTACGTGGGCACGATGGTAGTATTACTCCGGCATTTAATGACTTTAGAGATAGCTTTTTACTTGAACTAGAAAAAAGAATATTTAATAATATTAAATTACCAGATACTGATCAGAGTATGTCTATAACTAATCTGTTACCGGGCAAATTTAGAACAGTAGAAGAAAATCCATACAGCTACGATGAAGTATGGCAAGTATTAAGCAACAGCTTTTTAACTTGGGTAGGTGCTAATAGAGTTGACTTCTCAACAAATAGTACATTTGAAAACAATGGTCCGTTTACTTGGAACTTTTCTAGATTTGTTGATAGACTAGATCAAGAATATATGAAAGGCAGTTGGCGTGCAGTGTATCAATTCTATTATGATACCATATACCCACATCAACGTCCATGGGAAATGTTAGGTTTTAGTATTGCACCAAGTTGGTGGACTGATTATTATGGTCCTGCTCCTTATACTGGTGCTAACGATTTATTATGGACTGACCTTGAAGCCGGGAGAATTCGTCAAGGACCTCGATCACTATTGGATCTAGGTGAAGGTGTAGGTATTG